CCGAGAGCCGCTAGTTTAGCCTGAGCCGCAGCCTTGTCTGCTGCAACCTTTGCTGCTTCTGCTTCTGCCGCAGCCTTCTGGTCTGCTGCTGCTTGAGCCGCAATAGCCTGTGCTGCAATTTCGTCAGCGGTTAAATCACGAGTGGTGACAATTCCTGTCTCACAATTTACCTCAATCGCTTGTGGTGTATCTGCCATTTGTTTCTCCTTAGTTATGAGTTGTTAATGCCGTAAAGGTAAAAGGTTGAGTATTGAACAAATACGCCATTTGGTGCTAAAATTTGTAAAGAAGTTATTGCCGCAGTATTAGACCAAAGCCCTGCTTGTAATGCCACATAAGAAGCAGTTGCATTATTTTCTAAAACAGTATCAGTACTATGAGATTTGTAATTTGAAGAAGCATAATTAGGAATATAAACCTCTGTATTGGCAAATGTATTTGAAGTTGCTGTAGAGCCGTCAGTAAATCCACCAGCGTAAGTATTTGAATTACTAAAAGTTCCAGCACCAGTTCCACCTATTTGAATACCAGATGAATTTGTTGATAATCCGTTTGGATACATATACACATCATCTGAAATACCAGAAATTGTTGTGCGAGTTGAAAATTTGACAACCAAATCCGTCCAAGTGGCAGGGATAGACGAGAAAGTAATGCTTGAAGCGCCACCTGAACCTACGGTGTTAGAAGCAATAAGAGTATATGTATTAGCCATTATGCACTCGCAATTCCGTAGATGGTAAAAACTGAACCAGCGGCAAAAGATGAGCCACCAGTTAAACTAAGAGAAGTAATCGCGTTTGTGCTTCTCCATAAACCAACCCATTGACCCAACCAACTAGAAGTTCTAGATGTCCAAAGAGTAGTTTTATATGTTGTTGTATTTGAATAATTTTGTATATTAAATATCAAAGTATATGGGCTAGAAGGAGCATAAACATCTAATGAAGCAGAACTAGTTGTACGGCTGCTTGATGCAGATGAACCGTTGCCTTCTATGATTGTGCGTGAATAATTTGTTGATGAATCACCATTAAATTGAAGTCCAAAAGTGCTACCACTTGCCATAGAAGCACCAGCAACCAATACTAAATCTGTATAAGTAGATGGGATAGAACTAAAAGTTACCGTAGAAGCACTAGACCCTAAAGTTTGCGTAGCAATAGGCGTATAAGTTGCGCCAGCCATCAGATTGCCGCCTTTCTAAAGTTAGTTGTCATTGTCAGCGTACCCCGTAAAGTGCAAATTGAGAATACTGCGCCCAATTAAATCCGCTTTGGTCTGTAATAACTAAGTTAGTAATTGCTGAAGTTGATAGCCAACCAGCCGAAGCAAATTGGACTTGACCTGAACCATTAGCATCATAACCCGCAAGAGAACGAAAAGTTTTTGTTTTGCTTGTATTTGCATAATCTAAAACATCTATAATAACTACACCAAAATCATTTGCCAAATCTCCATTTTGTGGATAGCGTGCTAAACCATAAGCGTAAGAATTATTACCACTACCTTCTGTTGGCGTTGATGAACCGTTGCCTGCTAAACGATGATAACTATAATTAGAACCACCATCACCATTTACTGTTATTTGACATTGACTACCGCCTGATGAACCACCAGCAGTTCTGAGGATTGCTCTTAACTGCAAATGCGTATAAGTGCTAGGAATAGAACTAAATGTAATACTGCTTGCCCCACCTGAGCCAACTGTTACGGTTTGAATAGATGAATAGTTATTGGTAACTAAATGCCCTGATATTTGCGAGGCGTATATGCCGAGTATGGGTGACATTATGCCAAGTCTCCAATGACTAACCAATTATTTGCACTGGTCTGTATTGCAGTAGCCGCTGAATATTGTACGCGAGTCTTTGGAGCAGTTGCCGTAGCACCAGTTGATGTAATAGTCACACCGCTTCCTTGTGTAATCGTTGTCTGACCTGCGCCAGTCTGTGCGAAGTTTAACACAGTTCCTACTGGAAATGCCACTGATGAGTTAGGTGGGATAGTAGCTGTGTTGGCAGAAGCATTAGACAAAGTAACAAGGGTGTTATTGCCATCCGCCAAGACAAAGGTATATGAAGCAGTTTGGGCATTAACCGCAACTGTTGGGGTAATGCTAGCGTTAGTCAGCAGTGAGACGGCCATTAGAGTGTTACTCCTGTCGCTACAAAATCGGTATTTCCTGTGGTTGAATAGACTGAAACTACATCTCCGCTAGCCAATGTCCAGCCAGGAGTTTCCTGCAAGGTGGAGTTAGCAGCCAAGGTGAAATTGTAGTAAAGGTAGTAAGCAGACCCGCCAGACTTGGTAATGCTGATACGGATTGAGTCGTTAGTTCCGCCCTTATTGCAGGCGCTGAAAGAGCCTACGATAGAGCCGTTAGTTGACCCTGTAACAAGGGTAGATGAGCCAGCCGCTGAGGGCGTAGCCTGTCCAAGAATTACGTATGCTGTAGCCATTATGCGTATACTCCTTGTGTTGCTAGGACTGTAAAGGTTGCCGATGCAGTCTTGATAATTGTGTAGGAAACGCTACTTGTTGCAGAAGTATCGCCTCTAAATATTGGCACTTTACCACTCCATTGAGGCGTAACGGATGTTCCGTCTATGGTAATAGCAGTTGGGTAATATGGATATGGACCAGGGCTGTAAGGACCTGCTCCGTTAGTCCAAAGAACTGAAACTGTTATTGCCTGACCTGTTGTAAGAATTGAGTTAAGGGTTGTTGACCCATCACCTCTAAAATTAAGGGTAAAGTTGGCTGTTGCATTTGCAGTGTAATACCACACACCAGCAGTCTTAATATCTACGTTTAATCCACCAGTAGGACCAGTAGTTCCAACAATGTTAAATGCTTCCAATGGGCCAGTAAGCACACCATTGACTGCTGGTACTCCACCACTTGATGTTGCCCAAGCAATACCAGTTCCTGTTGAAGACAAGAATTGTCCAGATGCTCCAGTATTACCACCAGCATTGATGGTTCCTGTGATAGTGGGAGAAGCAATTGTTGGACCAGTTGCAAAAACAAGTGAACCTGAACCAGTCTCATCGGTAACTACTGCGGCTAGGTTAGCCGATGTTGGCGCACCAAGGAATGTGGCTAGTGAGCCAGTTACTCCATGCGCACCATCAGTTAATGCAGTATTGTAATGCGTTTGAGTATCTGTTAAATCTTGGGCTGTAATAACGTGACGTATTACTGCACCCACTGCGTGAGATTGTGGCGTTGATCCGTTAAAACCACGAGTAATGCTAATAGTTGTACCAGATACTGCCGTTACCAATACAAGTTCTTCTGTTGCTGCGTTGTAGTCAATCGCCAACACAAATGGAAAACTGCTTGGATAACCAATCGGGGATGTATTGAGTGTTGCTGTTGTAGAACCGCTGGTTATTGCTGAACCAAGGGTATTGTCTACAGCAACTGCTGAGTAGTATCTTGTCACTGATTATCCTAACTTGTGTAGTGCGTGCGGGGTGGGAACTGGGCTTCAAGACGACGAATCTCAATTTGTAAACGCGCTTGATAAAGATTTTGAATTGCACGGCCAATGTTGACTGCTGAACCAATTGGGTTAGATTGACTCATTGCATCTGCTTCTGCGGTTAGTGCTGGTACACGACCAAAATCAAGATACATGGCAGTACGATATGCGGCTCCAAGGACAATGACTTCACGTGCTGAATCTGATAAACCAGTCATAGAAAAATCATCGTTATCATATTGAATAACAGTTGGCTTTTTTGTATAAGTTACCATGACGGGACGACCAGGAATAATACCCTCACGGATAGAAATAGTCTTACCACTGTTCCATACCAATGGGTTAGCAGTACGATCTACACGATAATGGCGAATAGGCAACCATTCTTTAGAAGGTCCAATGGTGCGCCATGAGGCAGCCAATACATCTATACATTCATCTGGCAGAACATAAGTTGTTACTGCTGCTTGAAAGTTAAAAATTGTGTAATAGGTACCAAACAAATCTGGATATACAGCATCAATTGCTTGTTGCAAATTGCGACGAATTACTGAGCGTGGGAACGACGGAGTAATTGTGACTCGTGTACCAGCCGTATGAACTGCAGCGGTTGTATCACGAAAGCCACGACCATATGTTGGAATAGTGGCTGTGTTAGTTGTACGGTCAAATGAGTCAACCCAGATCAATTCATCATCAATTTCAACCAAACCACGAGTTAGTACTGTTCCATCGGCAACTGTAAAGGTTAGGTCGGTTGCTGCCATTGGAGCGGTTAGGTAGGTTGCTTGATCCTGGCGATTGGTATAACCAGTAAGTGATAAAGCAGTTTCGTCAATAAGGTCTACAAATAAAGTCATGATGCTATCAACGATGCTGCTAGATTTTCGCCAAGACCATATGTGCCAGCCAATGAATTTAAAATTCCTGGCAGATCAATATTGTAATTTGGCTGAGTAAAACGTTTTCCGTAAAGGTAGTTAAGCGCACCCTCAGTATCCAAAGGGGTTGTTGTACCAGCCCAAACATTTGCAGCACCTTGTGTATCAAGGGTTGGTACGCCATTAACTAATGTACCTGCCAAACGATTCATACTGTACTGCAGACTTGGGGGCGTCGTCATTTACTTACCTTTCGTTGGATGTGTCTTGTGCCATTTCTTAACAGCGGCTACGCCGCCAGCAATGGTTTTAACATCTGCCTTCTTAGTTAAATCAATTTTCTTAAATGTTGTTTTCTTTGAGCCAGGATGGTTGACAACAATGTCACCATTGCTGGCTTTGGTAATTACATGCTTTTGATTGCCAATTGTAATTGTGTCAGTAACCGCTTGCTTTGCAGCACCGCGTGTTTTGACTACTTTGTTGGCCATGTAACTGTGCCGCCGACGCCTTCATACTCACCATAAGGTGTTTCAGTTGGCTTGCCGTCTAGTTTGCCAGTTGCCTTAACTGCATTGTTATTGCATCCACATGAAGCGCACATATTATTTACCACCTTTTTTCTGAGGCATTGCTACCTTCTTTAGATTTGGATTTGCTTTCTTTGCTGCTGGTGAAGCCTTACGAGTTGAAGATGCAAGGATTGCTCCTGCTGACTTCATTGATACGCCAGACTTTTTAGCGATTGACTTTTGAGCGGCTGCGAAGCCCATACCCTTTTTTGCTGCTGCCATTTACTTGCCTTTCTTGATCTTGGCTACAAGTGCTTTATCCATTTTCATATCAGCCTTAGCAGATGGCTTCTTCTTATCCATCGCAGCATCGGCTTTTTTAAAGGCTGCCTTTTGTGCTGGCTTTAATCCTTTAGTAACTTTTGCGTCTTGCTTTTTATCATTCATAGCCATTAGATAACTCCAGTTTCTTTCATTACAGAAGCGGTTTGCTTAGTAATCTTTTGTGCCGCAGGCATAACTCCAGCATCAAATGCTGCGCCTAGTTTGTCGCTTGCTTCCTTGGCTTCAGCAACTGCTTTCATTGTTGTACCAGCGGGTTGTATGCCCTGTGAGCGAGCATCTGCATAAGCGTTTAGTTCAGCATCCCACTTTTTTTGAGACATAGAATCAGAACGTCCAGCGTCACCAGTGTTAAGTTCTAATGTCCTAATCTTGCAAGCAAAACACCCGTCAATATAATCATTATGCTGACTATGATCCGATGGTGTTTCTGGATAAACTGGTAATTCGGTATACGTTTCATGACATTCGGCACAGCCGTATTTAGAAGGAATGCTATTGTATTTTTCATCAAAGCCCCATTCAAGAACTTTGCTTGTGTGTTGATGATTCATTCTTCACCTGTCTAAAAAAATCTAAGTTGCGTTGAATACGATCTGTTTCTGGACCGTTGCCTATTACCGCTTGTGTAGCGAAGGCTATTGCTTCATCAATATGCTTGAGGTTGTAAGCAGCGATTGATGCAAGGTCATAGGCTTTCCAGTCCCAGATTGCTGATTCGTAGCAATAGTGGGTTGAACGAGTACGTTCCATAACGTTAATAGAAGCATCTAAACATCTGCTCCAATTTTGATTACGGTAAGCATGAATTGCTACTCCATACCATGGTTCGCCTTGTGTGGGAAGAATTTGTACACCTTTGTCATACCAATCTCTGGCATCATCTTCTTTGCCAAGTTGGTGACTAGCCTCACCTGCCCATCGGCAGACAGCGGCTTGTTCTACATCCCAGCCATTGAGTGGTAATTGTTTTTGAGCGGCGTCAATAACATCTTGCCATCGTTGGTGGAAATAATATTCTCTGCACATGTAAGTCCACATGCGCGGATCATGCGGCAATTCTTTGACTGCCATTTCAAGTAAATTTAAATATAATCCTCTGGATTTGCTTTCATCGGGAAGATGCTTAATAACTGCTCCCCTGATGTCACAATCTTTAACTTCATCTTTGCCGTAGTAGATTTGAACTTCATGACATGGATATTTCCAATGCCACCCAAAGCGCGAATGAAGCCTGTCCCTTTCCCACTTTTGCCCAGTATCCATACTGATCCATCCCAGATGTACACCTGGCTTCCAGCCACGTCGTACTTTCTGGAAAAAATTTTCTTCAGGTACTTCATCCATATCAAGAATAAGGCAAACATCGGCATCCTCTGGAACAAGTGATAAGGCTGTGTTGCGAGCCACATCAAAGCGAAACGGATCTAAATGTATTTGATAAACGGTTATACCCAATTCACGCAATTTATCTTGACTACCATCGGTAGAACCTGTGTCAACTACAATGCGATAATCCGCATCTTTTGTAGCCTCTGCGTAACGCTCAATATGTTTAATCTCATTTTTACAAATGGAATAAACGGCTATCTTGGGCATACGCTATTCTATCACATAGCCCCAAGCCAAAGCATATCAACTAACGCCGATGCACTTGGGCCTGTTGCTCCCGTGCTTCCCGTAGAACCAGTTGCCCCTGTTTGTCCAGTAGCCCC